GTTGACATAACAAAGATTACCGACACAACATTTTATGACATTGGTATAGATTCGCCACATTTATACTATGATTCAGGTGGCACATTGCATCATAATACTTTAATCACGGCGGTACTAAGTCACAGTTGCGAAGAACACGGCCGCACTATAGTTATAGTACCAAACAAATCACTCGTTACACAGACCGAAGCAGACTATATCAACATGGGATTAGACGTAGGTGTTTACTTTGGTGATCGCAAGGAGTTTGGTCGTACACACACCATATGTACTTGGCAGAGTCTAAACATCCTGCTCAAAGGTAGCCGCAATCATGAAGTAGATATTACTATAACTGAGTTCTTAGAAGATGTAGTTTGTGTTATGGTGGATGAATGTTTTGACGGTAATACACTTATAACTACACCTAAAGGTAAAAAACCTATAAAAGATCTGAAGCCCGGTGATAAAGTTATAAATCTTTGCGAGAAATCAAAACAATACAAAGAAGACACAGTTGTTAAGATTCATAAAAATTTAACTCAGAGTGCAAGTGAGAAAATGCTAGAGTTAGATTTTGATAATGGTATTAAAACAAGAGTTACTGCTAATCATAAGTTTCTTACAAATAAGGGGTGGGTAAGAGCAGATGAATTAACAGAGGATTTAGAGATTATTAACATAGATACATACAACTAAAGGAGATGTAATTATGCCAAAACAATTAAATATAGACAGATTTAACAAACTATTGAAACAGCATAACCAAACACTTCAGGCAGAAAAAATTAGGAATCTTTATGAAACTTGTTAGGAAAAAAGAGATAGAAAAAATTCAAGAAACATATAATCTCCACATTAAAGAAGATCATAATTACATTGCAAACGATGCTGTGGTAGCTAATTGCCACATGGCTAAGGCAGATGCACTTAAAAATCTGCTTACTGGGGTCATGGCACACATACCTATCCGTTGGGGGTTAACTGGTACCATACCCAAAGAAGAATTTGAGTTCATGAGTCTAAGATGCTCGCTTGGTGATGTTATTGGTCGATTAAGTGCTAGCGAATTACAAGACCAAGGAGTACTTGCTAATTGCCATGTAAATGTGTTACAATTAATTGATCACGTGGAATATAAAGATTATCAGAGTGAGTTAAAATATCTACTGGAAACAGAGGGTAGATTAGATTACATTGCTGAATTAGTAAGCAAGGTTATTGAGACTGGTAATACGTTAATACTGGTAGATAGGATAGCACCAGGTAAGGCATTGCAGGAAAAGATACCTAATTCAGTATTCGTATCTGGAGCAACTAAGGCCGCAGATAGGAAAGATGAATATGATATGATTGCTACCGAAGATGCAAAAGTTATCATTGCAACATATGGAGTTGCCGCAGTAGGTATTAACATACCACGTATATTTAATATGGTCTTGATAGAACCTGGCAAGAGCTTTGTGCGTGTGATACAAAGTATAGGGCGAGGTATACGTAAAGCAGAAGATAAAGACTTTGTTCAGATCTGGGATATAACGTCAACATGCAAGTTCGCCAAGAGGCATTTAACAGTACGAAAGAAATTTTATAAAGACGCAAACTATCCATTTATAGTTGAAAAGGTGGATTGGCAAACTTAATAAGGAAAATTATGTACATATTAACACTAGAGAATAAAGCATATGAGATGAACGAGATACCCGACGAAGTTGAGGATATGCGTTTCTCTATACTAGACAATAGCGATCCAAAGAATCCGGACTATTTCTTTATTCCTTTAATCTTCTTAGAAAGTTTTAACAGTCCGGCACTAGTATTAAACATTGGTGGCAACTTGGTCAAGATGCCTGTGGACTGGCAGATACTGATAGGAGAACCCGATTTTGGCGACTTGGAAGTTATCCCATTGACCAGTATCAATGATCGCGGCTTTTCGGTATACACGTTCAATCCATTGACCAGTTTCAAACCAGTATTTGAAACAGTTGAGATCGTGGACATCTATCAAGATGTTAAATGGTATTTCCCCAAACTTAAACCAGGGCAGTTACTGGCGGTGCCAATCAATGACGGTGATAAACCAATGTGTGCCTATTTTGTTAAGGAAATTAGCCGCCAGAGCGAAGTCGTCGACTACGGCAAAATTTGGTAAAAGCAAAATTTAACTTTACAACACACGGTCAAAGAGTGTATAATTATATATATGAGAGATGATAAATTAATGGCGGTAGGTGATAACTTAGAATATGATTACCTTACCCAAACTAAGGATGAGTATAGTAATACTGGACCCTGGGACACTGATTGGGATTCTGTCGCTCTATGGAAATCTATTAATAAACAGGCAAAAACACATCCGGCTGTACAAGCGGCACTTGATCAATTAAAAATGATATATAATTTAAGTAAAGAAGACCACAACGACGAGGACCTACCATTTTGAATCCAAATATGTTTAAGCAAAAAAAGAAACGAGCAGTGGATCCAAATGCTCCACCGCGCCCAAATCTACTCAGCCAAGACAAGAAACTGCGTGAGACCACAGAAGCATTTGGTAAATTACACGACATGGTAGCACGACAACAGTCCGCCATTGATGATCTACAGGCCAAATACAATCGCATGCAACAGGCAGTTGATCAATTGGTTAGCGTCGTTAGAAGTAAAAGTTGAGTTCAAGTTTAGAAATCAAGTATGAGATGCAGGCCTTTGATCGCAAGGATCGTGCATATTATGATAACTTCACTGATGAAGATCGCAAGAAGTTTTCAACTTATCTAATGTTGAAATATGGTGCCAATGTTGGTGGCAACCAAGATCTACAGGCCTATTATCTAATGGCTACAAATGGTCAGGTCAACAAGAACTTCTTTGATCTAGGCACCAAACACACTAAGCTACAATGGCTGACCTGCACCACTGTGAGTCCAGCAAAGGAGCCACAGTTCCATTATTGGTTAAAGGCTAAAAAGAAAGAGGGGGATAACAAGAGTCAGAAGTTTTTGGCCAAGCTATATCCAAACATGAAATCAGACGAGATAGACCTACTAGCGAAAATCAATGATAAACGAGATCTTAGAGACCTGGCGCGAGAGCTCGGACACGATGACAAGTCAATCAAATCCGACCTATAAGTGTAAGTATTGCGACAAAGAGTACCGCAAGGAATCAACTTTGGCGGCTCATATGTGCGAGAGCAAAAGACGTGTTCAGCAAGAAAAGGAAGTAGGAGTACAATTAGGCATGCAGGCCTACTTACGGTTTTATGAACTCACGCAGGGCAGTGCTAAAATGAAGACATACACGGACTTTGCTAACTCATCATACTATTCAGCATTCGTTAAGTTTGGCCGCCACATGATTGCTATTCGTGCTGTTAATCCTAAAATGTTCATTGAATGGGTTATAAAAGAAAATAAGAAATTAGATCATTGGTGCAAAGAAATCATTTACGCAGAGTTCCTTGCCACCTACATAAAGAAAGAATCAATCAATGATGCCGTTGAGCGTGCCCTAACAGAGATGCAGGACTACGCAGACGAAACAGAAGGTTTACAGTTCAAAGACTATTTCCGTTTTGGCAGTACGAATAGGATATGCTCGCATATTACCAATGGACGCATCAGTCCATGGATAGTGTTTAACTGCGACAGCGGGATCAAATTCTTAGAAACGCTTAACGAGGAACAGATCGCTATCATAATGCCTTGGATAGATCCAGAGTATTGGCAACGAAAGTTTACTGACTACATGGCGGACACTGAGTGGGTTAAGATGATATTGAAGGAGGCCAGCCTGTGAAATTTAAATCAGACATTGACATAGACTTCGCAGACAGAGATCAGGTATTAGCAGTGCTTGATGTTACTCCAGCTAGCATCATGCGTGAGGGTAAGTTGGTTAAACACAACTCAGGGGTATATGCTTCAGATATTCCAGTGGACCCATTTACCGGATGGGCGAGCCTGGCCTATGATGTTGCTGAAGACCGCGGATACATGAAACTAGATCTGCTTAACGTTAACCTCTATAAACAGGTCCGTGATGAAAAACACCTAGTGGAGTTGATGCGAGATCCCGATTGGAGTAAACTTTATGATAAAAATATTTGTGATCAACTAATACACGTTAATGGGCATTATGATTTGCTATTACAAATGCCAGAACCGGTTGACTCTATCCCGAGATTAGCTATGTTCTTAGCTATTATTCGTCCAGCGAAACGACGTTTAGCTGGTAAAACTTGGAAGGAAGTTGCTCAAACTGTTTGGGATAAACCTACTGATGATACTTACTATTTTAAAAAGTCGCACAGTATTAGTTACAGTCAACTAGTAGTGGTAAATCTTAACTTACTTTCCGAACTAGGGTAATACTTCTACGCTTGCTTCTCTTGCTGGCGATTTCTTTTAGGCTTATGTAAGGACCATGCTCTATGTTCACGTCCTTGCTGTTGAATGTTTTTAAGCAGGCACGGAACTCGCTCCAGTCAGATTTCAAAAACACATTGATCGGTACTAATCTATTTGATTCCCACCACCATTGATCTGCCATTTCTAAGAAACGTGTCTTCTGGTCTATAGTTTTTAATGCCGCAAAATCATAGATTGTAGTTATGATTTCATCGGAGTTCTGTATGATTCCAATGTAATCATTGCCGCCATAGGTTATGAAGCTGATGAACGGATATTGGTCTAATAGTTTCTTATATGTGTCTTCCATGTCTTTGCGATAAATACTCAATAAGGATCGAGACTGAAATGCCCCTAATCACAAGTTATTTATATGATAATAAACACACCGTCCAAATTCTGGACTATTCCGATCCCACAATTAAAACGAGGAACAGACCCGTGTATCAAAGACCAGTCGTAGTTTACCAAGGGATCGACAATCCAGTGGTTGTTGAATTTAAGAATCAAGATCAAAAGGCCGTGAATCTTACAGGCTATGCGGTGCAGGCCGCGATACAAGATCCTATAGGGAAAATTACGGTCAACACCTACGCGGTAACTTTTGCCAATGCCGCAACTGGGCGAGGCACATTTACGTTTGATTCATTGACAATCAGCAACCTAGAAGCAAGATTGTACAAAATTACGTTCAAGTCCAATAGAGAGATAGACAACGTGGAACAACCTATGTACTTTGATGACAATTACCAAGCACCATTGGATCTGGACATACGCCCAGCCTACTATAACGCAGAACCATTTGCGGCCAATGTGTCCTACGATGGAGGAACTATATAATGGCCGTGGCTAACGTACAGATATTACACAAGCGTGGCAATGCCACAGTAAGTTCAACATATATTGGACCGGTGGGTGAGATAACTATTGACACCACATCAGACTCTATAAGGATACAGGATGGTCTTACTGCTGGAGGATTGTTATTACCTAACGCCGCAGTGATCACCGGCAACATCACGCAGGCCAATGTGGGCATGCGAGGATATGTTGACTATTCGATATCAGCAAACATTGCCGCATTGGTTGGGTCAGCCCCTGGCATATTAGACACCCTGGGTGAGATAGCAGATTCTATCAATGATGATGCTAATGTGTTTGTGACATTGAATAACACTATTAATTTAGGCAACACAATACAGACTGAACAAATGCTAGCAGGTAATGCGGCTTTGGCTTTTGCAAATACTATACAATCAGAACAGATAGTGGCTGCCAACACTGCATGGGCTTTTGCAAACACAATACAATCAGAACAGATAGTGGCTGCCAACACTGCATGGGCTTTTGCAAACACAATACAATCAGAACAGATGCTAGCAGGTAACACTGCATGGGCTTTTGCAAATACTATACAATCAGAAATTTTAACTGCCTCCAATATTGGTATGATTGGGTATGTAGACAACTCAACCACCACTGCCAACGTTGGCATGACTGGCTATGTTGATTTTGCTAATACTGTACAGGCTAGTGTAATCACTCAAGCAAACACTGGTGTTGTGGGGTATGTTGATAACGCAGTTACAACTGCTAACATTGGTATGATTGGCTACGTTGATAACTCAACCACAACTGCCAACGTTGGTATGGTCGGTTATGTAGATAACTCAACTACAACAGCAAACATTGGACAAATAGGTTATACTGATAACGCAGTTACAACAGCTAACATTGGTATGGTTGGCTACGTTGATAACTCAACCACAACTGCCAACGTTGGTATGACTGGCTACGTTGATTTTGCTAATAGTGTCCAGGCTAGTGTGATTACCCAAGCAAACACTGGTGTTGTGGGGTATACAGATAACTCAATCACCACTGCCAACATTGGCATGATTGGCTATGTCGGACAACAAGTAACCACTGCCAACATTGGACAGATAGGATTTACCAACGAGACAGTTACACAGGCCAATGTGGGTATGAAAGGCTACGTTGACAACGGAATTACTGCACTAATAGGTGCCGCCCCCGACGCATTAAACACTTTGGTCGAATTATCTGCGGCAATAAACGATGACGCTAACATAGCAACTAACCTTACTACAGCAATTACAAATGCAAACATTGGTATGGTCGGTTATGTAGATAACTCAACTACAACAGCCAACATTGGACAAATAGGTTATACTGATAACGCAGTCACTACAGCCAATATTGGCATTATTGGATACATAGGTAATGAAGTAACAACTGCTAATACGGGAGTGGTAGTGTATGTTGATAGTCAATTAACATCTTATGCTGTTAACGTAGCAGTACAAGGGTATACAACAAATGCGGTAAACACTGCTAACATTGGTATGACTGGTTATGTTGATTTTGCCAACACAGTACAAGACAGTGTTATTACATCAAGAGTAAACACTGCCAACATTGGTATGATTGGATATGTAGATAACTCAACCACCACTGCTAACATTGGACAAATAGGTTATACTGATAACGCAGTCACTACAGCTAATATTGGCATGGTTGGTTATGTTGCCAGCCAATCTCATTATTCAAATGTTAATCTTGCGACATATCAAGGAAACATACAATCTACAGTAAACGGATACGCAATTGGATATAAAAATATTCCACAAGTTACAGCAGGTAACGTTACTATTGCATTAACTGACTCTGGTAAACACTATTACTCAACGAGCACAGCACCAACGACGTTGACGGTGCCAAGCAACGCCAACGTGGCATTCCCAACAGGTACTGCCATAAGCATAGTGAACAAAGGGACTGGTAACGTAACCTTGGCACTAGAAGTTGAAGTATCAATGTACCTAGCAGGCAACGCAACAACTAGCACAAGAACAATCACCACATATGGTATGGCTACTCTAATGAAAGTAGCAACAGACGCTTGGTTTATTAACGGTAATGGAATAGTTTAATGACAGGTATCATGCAAATGGTGGCTAACAATGTTGCAGAATTTGGATACACACCGCCAGACTTTGTAAGTTCTGGTTTGGTAGCATATTATGATCCAGCAAACTCTCTAAGCTATTCAGGAACAGGTTCAACATTCAGTGATTTGTCAGGAAACAGCAACGATGGAACCATTGTTGGGGCAACTTATACCAACAGCAGTTATTTTTCTTTAGATGGCACAAACGATTATATCCGCTCACCAAACTTATACAGCGACATAGGCAATCCAGATACATTTTCAGCAGGAGCATGGGTATATCCAACAGCCGCAGGTGTTGTGCTACAAGTAACTAGCACACCAACACCAGGACTAACCTATTTCTTTAGTGCGTTAGAGTTTGTTGGTGCAGGAAGTCCTGTTCCTAACTTTGGACTTTGGGGCGGTGCAGGCATCATAAAAGACACAGGCTCAGCATTGAGTTACAACACATGGTATCACATGGTTATTACCTATGATGCTACTACACTCAAAGGTTATATCAACGGCGCAGAAGTGGCATCTGCCACAGTGATTTTTGATAGCCCACACGATGATGGCCTAACAGTACATCATCTTCTATGGGGTGCAGGAGCCGTAACCAATATGGGTGACGGCACATACTTTAATGGACGAATGGGTATTATTCGTGTCTATGATCGTGCCCTAAGCGGTGCAGAAGTTACTTCAAACTACAACAACGCCAAAGCAATCTACGGGTTATAAGCCAAAAATCATTGATTTCCTCCAAAAATGAGTGTATAATATAGTATATGCTGAATACCATACAAGACTACGTAAAAACTATACTACCTACAAAGAAGAAGACCAGTGCCAGTAACTGGACAAGTTTTAATGCTGTCTGCTGTGAACACAATGGCGAGACCCCAGATCGTCGTGGTAGAGGTGGTATAGCAAACAACACTGACGGCTCAGTATCATACCACTGTTTTAATTGTAACTTCAAAGCCAGCTATCAACCTGGCAGACATTTAACGTACAAATTCCGCAAACTGCTCGCATGGTTTGGTGCAGACCCAAATGAGATCAAACGATTGGTCATTGAAGCCATACGTATCAGAGAATTGGTAGCACCAGAAGAAGTCAAAGCGGAAGAAGAAAAGATCGAGTTCACCGCCAAGCCACTGCCAAAGAACGCCGTGAGATTTAAAGACCTAACGGTAGCACACCCAGCCTTGGAATACTGCTACAATCGAAAGATTGATTTAGACAAGTATGATTTTTATGTGACAGAAGACTCTGCATATAATCTACATAAACGAGTGATCATACCTTGTTATTGGCAACATGATCTAATAGGTTATGTAGGACGTGCCATAGATGACACAGT